TAATTCATATCTGTGATTGCCATCTAATATCCAACCATCTTCATCTATAATTACTGGATAATTGCTATTAAAACCTTGTTCTAATATTTCTTGTGATGCTTTGTAATCACTATTCATGTTAGGATCTAATTTAATTTCAACATCTAATTCTTTAAGTTTCATTTTTGTTCCCCCTCTCATTACCTTGTAATACCATTATACATGATAAATTAGTGTTTGTCAAGTAAATATGTAAATAAAAATAAAAATCCCTACCAGCTATTAACCAGTAGGGAGGAGGGATAACTATTTATTTTTGTTCATTTTTGCTTTGTAATTCTTTTCCTAATTGTTCTAATATTGTTCCGATCACAGGCTCAAACTCTTCACCTGGTATCTGCTTCTTAACCTCATCAGCAATTCTTTTCCATAGTCTGCCGTCAATGTCTGTGTCCTCAATAATAATCTTAATCACCTGTAAAATAATTTCATTCATAAAATTTTCATCTCCTTTTTTAAATATGCTTATTATTAAATTTGTCAACCACATCGGAATTTCATCCCTATCCAACTCATCACCATACTTATCCAACATCTCATTAGCCTTTGCAATATTTTCATCAATTGCAGGCTGTTCTGGGGTTAGGTCATCACCTCTACTTATAGACAGCCCATTCATTTTCCCAACTTTTTCACAGCATCACCACCGATAATTACCACCGCCAGCATTTCAAAAGTTTCAACAGGAATAACATTAAATATTAATAATATGGTTATATAAATTAAAAATGTTAATGCTTCCTGTATTTTATTACTTTCAAAAAATGATAACCAATCATTGAAATGTTTTTTAATCCATTTCATGTTCTATTATCCCAATTTGCAAAATTTTCCCTTACATCAAGATGGATAAAGCTATTATACAATCCAACGCCTGTAAAGCCTATTTGCCTTGCTATACGTTTAATTTCCTCAATTTGAAGGGGGATAGTGTGTAATGATATGTCAGCTGCTTTACCATATAGATGTTGACTGTTATCAGCACCTCCTACTTGCTTATTTCTTTCTGGACAACGATAAGCTGAATTAATTATAAGTGGCACATTAAGTCTATCTCGCAACAATTGCAACTTTTCAACTAACTCATCATCAACTCTAACGTGCCTGTGATTAGGATGAGTGCACTCAAATTCACTCAAATTGAAATTTTTGCTTATTTGGAAATTATTGATTGACATTCAATCACCCTCTTTCATCCTCAGCTAATTTTTCCAATGCATCAAGCCTATCGTGTGCCTTATCAGCACTGTTTTCTACGTGATACATTCGCTCAATTAATCTATTGTGCTTGTCCTGTTTATCTTCAATATAGCTTAATTTTGTCCAGACTATTCCTGCAAAAAATGCTAAGAATATTGCTTGAAATCCTATCTGTAACCAAAATTCTGTTGAGAAGTCCAAAATTATCACCTTTCCACTACTGTTTTATATTTATGCTGTTCTTACCCACATATACACTGTGATGTATGGTTGAAGATTATTATGGGGTTGATCGCCACCAGTTGAGCCGGTTGTTTTATCAGTTGTATACCTCCCATAACTCTCCCCAGAACTAATATTATAATTATTACCACTTTGACTTATATAAGATAAATAAATATCTGTATAAGGGTGATTATGACTAGGCATTTCAGCTTCAGTTAATTGATGCTCTTTCTCCCCACCAGTTTCTCCAGCTGTATCAAAATCAGCGTCTGTGCTGTCTTGGCTAACTAATACTTTCCCTTGCCCAAATCTTTGCCAGGTGCCAAACCCTAATAATGTTGCTGGATTTGTATTTGTATTAGCATTAATATATATACTACCTACTGGCCACATACTTCCAGTTTTAATATTAGTTATATCATTCTCATTAGTATCAATTTGCCCATCCATTTTGTCTAAATTTGTTGCGTTAACAGGAGTTGATTCTGTCCAACCAATTGGAGTGTATGCCATTATACCACCTCAAATTCGCTTTTTAATGTTTGATACATTGCCCGTCTAATTTTAACCTCATCTGGAAAATTAAATTTCCACTTAACCTCTGCATTTTCAAAAACTATTTCTGTGCCTGCATCAACCTCCATTAGTATCATTGGAGTTGTATCAGTTGTTGCGTCAGCATTATATTCTGTTACATACTGGCTAACCTCTGTGCCATCAATTGTTATACTTCTTGTTGCTCCACCATCTTGTATTCTAACAGTTGCCATTTAATCACCTTCCTTTAATAATTGCAAAATGTTTGCATTAGTAATTGCAAAATGTCTGCTCTAATAGTTCCAACTATAATCTGAGCGTGATATTTGCAGTGCTTCGGTTTCCTTTTTAATCAAATCATACGGTTGTTTGTCAATTAACACACCTGTACCTACTTGTTCTGTCGCTCTAAATCCACCTATCCAGCCAAAATGTGTTATATTTTCATTAGCACTATTTGGACCAAGATAAGTTAGTGTATCAACTCTATCAGCTGTGTTAACATCCTGTTGTGTCCTCTCTTGCCTACCCAGTTCTGTATCGCCATTAAACCAAGCTATATGTGTTACTCTATCGTTAGGCTCAAAATTAGGCGTGTATGTGCCATCTGCCTGCCAAGTACCATCTGCTTTGAGTTGCCTAAATATATTAGGATTCTCTGCATATGTCCAAGTTTTGCTAAAGTCAATAGGAATGATTAATATTTCAGTTCCACCTATTCCTTCGCTGACTACTAATTCAGCACGCTTAGTTAATTCCATGAAGAATTCTTCCCAAGTTTTGTGCTTAGGTCCTTTGACAGCTTCAATGTCATAGAATATTTGACCATTTTCATCAAAAGTAGATGTTTTTGTTATTAGTAATTTTTCACCATCTGCTATATCCATTGCATCGAGGTTTCTAACTGTTATCAACTGGCCTGCTTTGAGTCCACTTCTTCTAGTTTGAAACTTCAACTCTTTGCTGTCCACACCGTACTTTTGTATTTTCTTATTTCCTATTTCAATTGCAGCTTCTCTACCTTCAACATTCCCAACTGTTATAGCGTCCTCAACTATTCCAGATGTGCCATCAATGTCAGCTTGTTTGCTTATCAGATTAGGGTCATAAGTTTGTGCTACAATCTTAAACTGCCCAATAAATGTACATCTAACTCTATCATTGCTGGTTAATCTACTTTCAGCGTTATCGTGTGTGATAATATCAGACTCTTTCTCCCAATACCATTGGAAACCATCATCAACACCTTTTCTACCAACAGTTTGAGTCTGCCAAGCACCACCATTAATTGATATTTCAATAGTCGGCTCCTCTGCTATTGGAAAACTAACAGGGAAAGCTTTTTTATCACCATCTCCACGCTCAACATCAACCTGCTCCTCTGTGATACCAATTGGGCCTTTGACAAGTTGTTGATTGCGATAGAGTGGATTGCCCGTCTTAGCAGTCGGCAGTCCTCTAATATATTGTGGCTCTAACTGCCAATCAGCAGGCTCACTATCACGGCTTTTGAAATGTATCATTTTGTTGCTGTCGATTTTCCACCAATAGTTCATTTTGTCAGCTACACTTGATATTAATTGTTCTGTCGGTACAAAATTAGCTCTAGTTTCAAGTATTTCTGTGCCGTCTTCAATAGAAGCATCATCTGTTAATACATCAATATTAACTTCATCAAAAGTAGGTGTTATACTTGTATCAGTTGCGTTAAGTGTAGTTTTATACTTTAATTCTACGCCTTGTAAATCAGTCGGCAGGTTAGGAATTGGTTGCCCATTTGTTGCTGTATCCCAAGTTTGCCCATCATCCGTGCTAGTTTCAACTGTGATAGAAGTATTAGTTGGTGTAGTTTCCTGCCAGCTAATTGTGCTACCACCATCTTCAACAGCAGGTGATAAGTCAAAAGGCTTACTTATGCGATAACCTGTTGTTTCGTAAGTTGATACTACCTCTACTTCTAAACTCTCTAATCTAGGTGTGACAGTAGTATCGGTAGTTTCAAGAGTCTGTCTCACATCAAGAATAGTTGGATTAGCAGGTAAGTTAGGTATAGCACCACCGTTAGTTGCTGTCTGCCAAGTTGAGCCACCATCAATTGAGGTTTCTATTGTGATAGTTTGAGAGTTGGGGGTTTCCTGCCAACTTATACTGCTACTTTCAACATTTCCCACTACTGATAAGTCAAGTTGTGGTGATTGGCGTGTGCCGTTCCATTTGTAATATGAAGTTGTATCCCAAGTTGCACCATTAATTGTTCCATCGTTAGTTCCTGCACTATCTGTTAGTGTTGAGCCTGTGCCTTCGTTCATTTTGTAATAAGCTACAAGACCTATTTCATCACCAGTTAGTTCTTTGTTCATATTGTCTTGGATTTCTTGTTGTGTTCGTGCTGTGTTCCATATTCTGACTTCGTCAGCTATTCCTTCTAAATATCTACTTGAATGTGTCATCATAGCAAAAAATGAATCAGTATCTTTGACTGCCACATCTCCGGGGAAAGATAATGTTTCTTTGTGATTTCCGTCAATATAAAATCTCATTTCATTATTACTTGCATCTCTAACTCCAGCAAAATGATGTCTTGAACTATCAAGCCCTGTATATTTAGCTGTCTGCACATCATTATTTTGTGCATTGTCTCGCAACCAGAAAAACATTCCGCTACCATCATCTGTGCCTATCATAAAAAAACCACTACGGTGAATGCCATCACTTGGATAATTGCTCAAAAAAGAATAATTATTGGTTGTACTGAAAGACGGGGCATTTAACATACCTTCAATTGTGAATGACTCTCCGGCGTCTCCGATATTAACAGATGTAGTTACTGAATCACCAGTACCATCAAAACTCAAAGCAGGATTATTAGCCAACTCCAACCCATTATTAACTGCTACTACATCAGTCAGAGTGCCTGTTGAGAAATCTGCTGTTGTAGTTTCAATGTCAGTTACATCAGAGCCGGTTTTATCTAATCTCAAACTATCATTTTCAGCAACTACATTTGATAATGTGCCAGTTGAGAAATCTGCTGTTGTAGTTTCAACAAAATTTAAGTCTTTACTGTAATACACACCCTCCTCAACAAGTTTTTGGTCAACTATATCCTTAACAATATCTCCTGCTAATTTATTCCTTGCTGCATAGCTTATACGCCTCTTATCAGCTAGATAATGCATATCAATACAAACTATATCGTGCATATATGCGTTAGCTTGCCTGCTTGATAAGGGGTACTTATCGCTAGTTTCAAGGAAACCTGCAAATATTTGCTCATCATTATTTTTGTCATCTATTATTGTAACAGGTTGACCTTTCTTGAAAGTATATTCATTTTGTTTGTCTGGGATAGAAAATGAACAGGTGGCACGCATCTCAATAGTGTCCTCTGCTCGAAAAGTGTTAATTTTGATGCTGTAAGTTGTTCCACCTATAATTGCTTTCATTAGAAGCGCGCACCTCCTGTTATTCTAATTGTGTCTACTAAGGGTTGTTTCACGGCTTGTGCGATGGTTTTTCCA